TGATTTAATTATTCTAGCCATTTTTATATCTCTTAGTAATTAGGTGAGCGAAATATTGTCAGTTGTTCCAGTAAATCTAAAGAATGGAAATTGACCAGAAATGGTCACAAGTGTTAGCACAGAAGATCCAGTAAATCTAGTAAATGGAATTACTGCATTTATAACCAAAGTTGTTCTTGTTCTGCTTAGAGCCATAGTATTCTCCTACTGTATTTATCTATTTATAACGCTAATTCTTGCATAGGGTCATGATGACACACAAAATTAATGAATTTACATGCTAAATCTTCATCACCAAAGTATCTAACAATAGTTTGGCCAGTATTTATAGAAGTAAAATTCAAAAGAATGTTTTTCTTATATACAGAAAACTTGATTACCCAGCCATTGCGGACAACAGGTTCCCATGAGCATATACTTTTAGATATGTCTCTTTGTAATATTTTTCGTATTGAAATCGAAATCGGTTCTCTTTGCATACCATTATGTATGTATTCAGAGAACCGAGATTTTTAACTACCCTTGATGGCAGAACTAGATTTATGCTTTTTGATGGCTTGAATAGCCTCTAGTATATTTAAAAAGAACTTTTTCATATCATACCTCTTCGTTGTAAATTACGCACTCTATTTTCATAGTCCACACAATCAACTGATTGATTTAGATAATGAGTTATTTCATCCTGATATGATATTGTAAAAGTCTTCTTAACCCAATTCCAAAAATCTGTCAGACTTGGGGTTTCTACCCCGCTTAACGCATCTAACTCTTTTGACATATTAAGCCTTTGAAGATTTTGCAAACTTTTCAAAAGTGGCCAATGTCTGGTCTGCTAATGCTTGGTTAGTTTTAACGATTTGCTTAACGAATTCTGTTTGTGTATCAACAAAAGCATTAAGTGGTTTTTGAATTTCTTTGTCGGTAACAAAAGTATTGACAAAGTATTTTTTTGCACCTTGAACGGTGTCAATGAATGAATCTACTGCGAACATGTTTATCTCCTAAGACGATTAAAAAGTGAGCCTCAAATCGAGCGCTCATACAATTATATAGTAATAAATGTTAAATTACAAGCGTAAATCACTAGTATGCCGAGTCTATTTTAGCTTATTATGAAACTTGGTTCAAAAACTGAAAAAAGTGTAGAATCTAGGAAACTTAATTTTGACAGAACCGGTAAAATACCTTGGAATAAAGGTATTAAAACCGGTAATAAAAATTTAAGCTCCTAATTTTTCACAAGCAACAATAAATGATTTTACTAAACTGCTTCGGACAATATCTTCTGATGTAAAATTAATTCTAGTAAATTCGTCCATAGTTCCAGCCACATTCAAAAATTCTTGTAGTCCAGATACATCATTTCTTGTTTTCACAAGGTCGTTTTGTTTTAAGTCACCAACAAATATAATTTTAGACCTATGACCAGTTCTTGTTATTACCGAAGATAATTCATGCCAAGTCATAGATTGACACTCATCAACAATTATGATAGCATCGTCAATTGTTATACCACGAATGGCTGTTGTTGAAATGAATCTTGCATAACCTTGTTCTTTTAATCGTGTCCAGGCATCCGACCTATCAAATAAAGTTTGGCAAATTTCTACATATGGTTGTTCATAGATTTGCATTTTTTCTTCCAAATCACCTGGCACATAACCTTGATCTCGTACCTGAACTGCACTCCTAACAACAACTATTTTATCAAAGGAATTGTTCCTGTCCAAAGTTTCTTCTATTGCTTTGTAAAGAGCTAAAAATGTTTTACCGACTCCCGGACTTCCAAAAAGTCCTATAAAATAATCACCACGTTTATATGCATCAAAAAATAGCTTTTGATTTTCTGTTAATGGGTCAAATTTTTTAAGATCGTCTATTTTTATTCTTAATGAGTTTGTTGTTTTTATAGGAGTAACTTTGGTTGTTTCAATAAATGTGTTTGCGGTTTGTTTGCGAGCCATTGTTTTCCTTCTGATTGGTTGATGCGGATCTTTGTGTTGCCTCATAGTTTATTCATCACATGTGCCTTGTGTATTTTGCAACTGACCCAGGAATTGTAAAAATTTTCAGATAATAAAGCATCTCTTGTGAAAATCTCCTTTGTTTCTTTATATGAACATTCTGACCTAGTTTTGCACAAAAATAGTATTGTGCGAGTAAAGTTTTCTTCTCCTAGTTTTTTAACATCGTCTTGTAATTCTTTTGACGAAGACCAATAGTTCACCCATCCTGAAGACAGGCGAACCTTTTTCTTTTTACCTTTGATTTGTTTTGTGCCGGCTCGTGTGAAGAATTTTTTCCCCACATACTCGCGGCCATTGATGTTGTTGGTGATAAGATATACGAAACCAAATGAATCACCAATATCTTCCTCTGTAAACTCTTTATTATTATATATCCACATTAATCATCGTCACTCCGTAGTTCATCATTCTCTAAGAGTATATATGAACTACAGAACGGACAATATATTGGATCGTCTTCACAAATATTTTCATCATAAGTGATTGTAAACTCTGAGTTACAATCGTTGCATATATGATTTAATTTTGTCATCAGTTACACCATGATTGTTTGGCCTCGCCGTAATACTCACGAGCATGACCGTTGGCAATAAGACCTTGACGAATGCTCTGCCCGTTTACCAGAATGTCTCCCAATATACGGCCACCAAACTTATCCCATCCATAGATAATGACTTGGTGTTTTGAATGGGATTGTAAGGCTTGAGTTGTAAATTTACTCGCCAATTGTGCTCGTTGGTCTTCTTGTGGGCATTGTGCTCTATGTCCTTTTTCTGGCGTATCGACTCCATAGATTCTGACAGCCAGTTCTGGTTTGAGCGGAGCAGGTAGGAAGGGGGCAGAGATCACAATCGTGTCGCCATCACTTATTCTAATAACCTGTGCATCATATGTTGCTGACTTAGCAGGAGCTTTGCCCTGTGCAAACACTAGTATTGGCATTGCCAACAAAATCAATAAAAACTTTTTCATAATTTCCTTTTATAGTTATTAGACTCTAAAACTTTCACCGCAACCACAGCGGTCTCGTTCATTCGGATTATTAAATTCAAACCCTTCGTTCAAGCCTTTTCTTATATAGTCCACTTCTAAACCTTTAAGAAATACGGAAGTTTTTGGGTCTACAAATACTTTGCAACCATATGATTCCATGCAATAGTCATCTTCATTAGGCACATCAACATATTCTAAAACATATGCAAAGCCAGAACAACCTGTTGTCTTAACAGCAATACGAAGGCCTTCACCTTTGCCTCTACGCATCAACTGTTGTTTTACTTTGTTAGAAGCTTTTTCAGTTAACGATATCATGTTTTTTTCTATAATCTGCTATTGCGGCTTTGATAGCATCTTCTGCAAGTATGCTACAATGTATTTTAACCGGTGGTAAGGCAAGTTCTTCAGCAATTGCTGAATTACTAATTTTTCCCGCTTGGTCAAGTGTTTTTCCTTTGACCCATTCTGTAAGGAGGCTGGAACTTGCAATCGCCGAGCCACAATTGTGTGAACCGACTCTATTAGAGAAAAACACATGAGCACCATCCTCCAATTTTAAATCATAGACTACGACTAATTTGCCATCTCTTTCACATCCACGCAATTGATTTTGATGGGTTATTGCTGAAATGCCTACGATTTCCATTCCATTGTGAATAAAATTCTGCACTTCTGGTAATGATTGTGCAATATCTTCTACTGCTAAAAATAACGAGTCGTATCCGGCTGTGGCCAACTGCTTACGCCGGTCGGCTACATAATTTGATTCCTCAGACCGATCCTGCATAAATTTTGGCATCTGCTTTGTATATACTTCTATACACTTTTTCTTGCCAGGCACAATAAAGTCTGGACTTGCTGGACCAGATTCAGTCTGAATCCATATCTTGCCAGCACTCCATCTTGCAGCTACATTGTTTTCTTCAAATAAACTGATGTATTTTTGTTCAATACTAGTAGGTTTAGTCCAATCTCGTTGTGCCATTCCCTGTTGCCATTTTTCAATGTATGTTGGATTTGACCAATTTTTAATTGAAGCTGCACTTGAACGCTTCTTTTTAGTTGCTAAATCTTTACACACATACCCAGGTTGATTTTGTGGTAATACCGAGTGGTCAAACTCCTTATTCCATGCTGTCATTCTGACACTATTTTTTTGTTTAAGTGTAGTACGATGTCTGTTGTTAGTAAGAATCCTTAGTTCGTGCTCAGTTATCTCATATAACTCTTGTCCCACTTGTAGCTGTTGCGCTTCAATTGGTTTATTATTGGCATTCCAAAATATATGTTCCTTAGTACAAATTAATGAAAAAGTTCCGGGATTAATATTTTGTCTACTAGATTCTCGTTTAAACTCAATGATTAATAAATCATCAACATTAACTGAGTGTGTAATTATATCTCGTATTTTTTGATTAACAATTCTTTCGCCGTTCCACGCCAACACTTCATCGCCAATTTTTAAATCTTTTATTTTTTTAGTGCAGGTAGGAGTATTAACTGGGGCATTACTGGTTAAACACCCATATGTCTTGAAACGAGCATCTGTGATTATTCCTTCTTCTACTCTAATTTGAAGTTTCATTACATCTCCGCAAGCAGGTGCACCAACCATACCAGTACCAATGGAAGTATCACTAGAGTTAAAACTACCCACATTCCTGGGGTTTTCATAGTGGTCAATTACTTTCTGTGAATAGGCCATTGTTTATACCGAGAAAGAAGAACCACAACCGCATGTTGTTTGTGCGTTGGGATTTTTTATTACAAACTCTGAACCACGCAGGTCTTCCTTGTAATCTATACTTGCGCCTTGTAGGTATTGCATACTCATGGAGTCTACTAATACTTTGAATTTTTCAAGAGGTATCTCAAAATCATCCTCGTTCATTACTTCATCAAATGTAAAGCCGTAACTCATACCTGAACAGCCACCGCCTTGCACAAATGTTCTTAAATATAAGTCAGGATTACCCTCTTCAAAGAGAAGGTCTTGTATCTTTGTCTTTGCTGATTCTGTTATTGTTATCATTTGA